TCTGATTCTTGTTCACTCTCACCTTCAGCTTCAACTATCGGCTCTGACTCAGGAGTTTCCTCAACTTCATCAGCCTCAACAGGAGCTTCCTCGGTAGCTAAACCAAGACGATTCATAGTCCATTCAGCTAAATTATCACTTGTTACTACATTTCCAGCTTGTTTTGCTTCTTGCACTTCTGCCATGAGTTTTCCTCAAGATTTAACCCAATGATCCCATTGGTAGGTTTAAAACAATTCATTTTTACCACTAAAACTTATTTAAAACAATATTATTTCTTTTCTGCTAATTTCTTTTCAATGAAATCTTTACGATTTTCAGAGGTAACAATTGATCGGTTAGGACTCTCAGCTTTTTCACGCTTTTTAGCTCTTTGCTCGTAAGCCATTTTTGCTGTATCCATAGCATCTTCTTTGTCATCTCCATGATAGGAAACAGGGCCTTCCCCCATGTGTTTTCCATCTTCATAGTGATGAACTTGGTATTCTTCCCATTCTTTACTGTGTCTGACTTCAGACCTGTGGGCATCTTCACCAAATTTCTTAATTAATCTTGTTCCTAGTGTTGGGCTTGGCATATTAATTCCTTATGATTTGTAGTTTGTATCATCTTCCACTAAACCTCTATGGGAGCTTTCAAAATGATGAGCTGCTTCTTTGCGCTCTGCTGGAGAAAACATTTTGTGCCAAGGAGTATCTTTATCCCCATGCTCTTTAGCATAAGACTGAGCTGCTCGATCAGCATGATAAGCCCATAATTTACGAGCTTGATCTTGTGAATAAACACCTTTTTTCATTTTCTTTTGTAAGTTTTTGACAATAGGAATATGACTTGATTTATATAAATGTTGGTCATTGTCTGCATGGAGAGCTAACTCTTTAGCTCCATCACTCATTTTGTCGTAATCAGGTTCATCATATTTAGGCTTTCCAGCCTTTTTATCCATTTCGGATTTAATAAAATCTTCTCTGTTTCCGCTAGTTACTAAAGGCATTATTGGACTCCTTGTGGCATTGGTTGAGGTTGCATTGGGGGTTGCATAGGTTGTTGCATAGGTTGGGGTTGCATAGGCTCTAAAGCTGGATCTCTTGGAGGCATAGGAATATTAGTCTGAAGCTCTCCAGTTAAAGGATTAGCTTGATGCGCTATATCAGTAGCAGCTTCTTTTGCATACGCATATTGCTCATCATTTCTACGCTCAATCTCAGCTTCCAACTGTCTTGTATCGAGATTTGCAATAAGTAGCTTAACAATCGCATCAATTTCTGTCTTATTCTGACTTGTAATGGAGCGAGTATTTTGGTCATTGACCTTAACTTCTGCCATTGTTTGAGTGTTATAGGCTCTAGCAGTTGTTTCCATAAGTGTGCGCTTGGTATGAGCATCTTCTTTGGCTTGTTGCATTGTTGCGCCATATTTAATATCCATTCCCAATACCTGAATCTGTTGTTGCAACTGTTGGATTGTTTGTTGAGATTGAGCCAACTGCATCTGAACTTGAGGAGGAACATCTGATTTCTCGTCAATCTGAGCTAATGGATTAGAAGCTGCAAGTCTGTCGGCAATAATCTCAGCGCCTGGGAAGTCCATATTACGGAAGATTAGATCACCAGCAGTCTGCATAAGATTAGGATCGGCAGCAAGTAAAGTCATCATGTTTTCGACAGCTTCTGTTCTCTTAGTTGAGAAGCCTGGCCCTGTATCCATAACCACATCATAGCGACCAACAGATACATCATTAAGGATCTTCTCGACACCTTGCTCATCAGTAACTCGTTGATTAAGCGTAACGATTTCAGGCTTTTCATCAGCTCCAATAATCCGCATGACACGCTCTGTATCGTAAATTTGAGGAATTAAATCAAGAATAATGCGACCACAATAAGCAATAGAGCGAGTCAAATTGTCGTAATAGTGAAAATTCACCATATCGACTTGCTGTTGCTGACCAGCTAAGGCCTTACCTGAGATATTTCCTTGTGGGAGCTGACTCGGATCATAGATACCTACGACAGTCATCAAGTCGTTAGACATTCCTTGTGTTGCTGTAACAATTCCAGCAGGAGGAGGCTCAGGTTGTAAACGAGTAGGAGTTGGAGCAACTCGACCTTCCGAATCAGTCTGTTTGTAACGCAATACAGGCATAGCCTTAATATTGGCTTGATTCCATTCTTGCTCATGTCCTTCGTCTTGACCTTCAGCAAGTAACCATTTAGCTTTGGGAGCTAAAGCGACAGATTCTGTCAGAGCTGTAGTCCAGTAGTTATACATACGCTGTGGATCTTTTGCCATTCTGACTAAACCAAATTTCTTGTGCTTGGCATCAATAATGCAAGACTGACCATAGACAGGAATAATTGGAATGTATTTACCAGCCCAATCACCTTCTTCAAGCACTTGCATAGCTGTTACTTTGCACCATTTGATCTGCTTCTTGTAGGTATCTCTACGCTCAATAATGGTAATTCCTGCATCTGCTAGAGCTTGCTCACTAGGCATTTCATCTTGATAAACACTTGTTCCATCTGACAAAAGCACTAACTTAGTAGGAGTCTTGACTGTGTAAAAGTATTCAGCAATCCGAACATCTTCCTTAGTAACCCATTCTGCATCCGAATCACCAGTTCCTCTGCTAGTAAAGCCTTGACCATCATCCATATTTGGATACATAGCTTTAAAAGTCTTTTTACTAACGACAGTCGTAATCAAGCAACGCTCTGCATCCGATCCATCAGGAAGCTGTGAGTTGGGATCAAAATAGACTGTAAAAGGATTGTCGATTGGTCTGATATAGATTTCTTGTTCAAAGGAATCATCAGAGATGTAATCAGTTGTTACTCGGAAGTAACCCCAACCCATCTTTACTGCGTATTCAACTGCCGTATCGTATGCGACATCAGCAGAGGATTGATATTCAATGTGTCGGCAAACACCACTAAGAATCTCAGCTAATTTGGCATCAGCTTCATTGTTCATGCCTTGCACTTTAATGCGAGGTCTTTGCTGTCTAATTTGGTTACAGATTTGACGAACATAGGCATCAACCTTATTAATCGTCAAACAAGGTCTAGACTCAAGAACTCGGCTATTTTGCACATCAACAGGCCATTGATCGCCAGCGCAGAACCTTACATCATCAAGAGCTTCAGCTCGATTGTTAGAATCGGTATCGTTACAAAGGTTTAGAAACTTCTTAGCCTCATTTATACGACTATCTTCGCTAGAATCTTGATCCTGATAATCTGCCATATCTATCCCATCCAACTCCCCATAGGAGCATAAGTTTGTTTAACTGGTTGCCTTTTCTTAGGCTCATTCACCATTAATCCAATATACCGCCAAGCATCTGCGCTATGACTGTAAATATTATGGAGAGGCTTTTGACTAAAAGTTCCATGCTCATCAACATCATAGCGATAATGTCTTAAACAGTTTAAACCTTCTTCTGTATTTTTTCTATCAAAATAACATCTTGGGAATATTGTTCTTGCTGCGTTAATTGAGTCTGTAATTGGAACTCGGTCAAGGATCTGAACTTTTAATCCTGTTGCTCTGACAATTTCCTCAATTGACTTTCCTGTTCCTAATGATTTGGCAGCAGCATCATGGGGTAGCCAAATAGTGTCATAAATGTATCCAAATGTTTGCATTAGGCTTAGATAATGCTGAATAGTCTTTTGATTATCCTCAAAATGTCTTAGCACTCTGATTTCAAAGCCTACAAATTGAATAATCCAACAAGCTGTATTGTCTGCCCAACCAAGGTCAAAGACCGCATGACAAGGCTTGGAAGGATCGTATGGAACATTAGTAATTCGATTTTCAAGCTCGGCTTGTTCTATCTCTTTGCCAAAGATAGCGCCATCAACTGTGTTCCTTGTAGCGCCTTCCCACACATTGTTATAGGCAGATAAATCCCTAGATTTAAGCGATAAGCGTTCTAGATTAAGGGTTTCAGGAAACCAAGGATTGTCATTCCAGTTCACTTTTACGACTATTGAGCTTTCAGGAGGGTTTTCTACAAATCGCTTCCAAGTATCGTCAGTCGGCAGCTCAGGATTGAAGCTGACCCAAATCTCCGAGTCTTGCTTACGAATTGTTGGAATCAGCACATTCCAACTGTTAGCCGATACGGACTGAGCCTCCTCAACCCAACAAACATCAATGCCTTCAATCGACTTGATATTGTTGGTATTGTTCTTAATGCCAGCAAAGATGAACTCAGTTCCGTTTATGCCTCGGATGTTGGTCTGCGTAATCTCATAAAAAGACTCCATATTCAGCTCATAGATTTGATCTGAGAGGAGCTTATGAACCGAATCCTTAATACTGGTCTGAAATTCCCTAGCGCAAAGGATACGCAAAGGCTCTTTAGTTCCCTTGGCTAATAGCGCTCTAGCAAAGCACCATGACTTAGCGCCTCCTCGACCACCATAAAATATGCGATACCTAACTTTTTCAGGTTGAAAGAGTGCCTCAAATTTCTTAGGAAACCTTATCCTAGAAACCGCATCCTTAATTTTCTGATCGGATTGGTTCAACAAAGGTTATCTCCACACCTTTTAGCAATGGTGCGCCTTCAGCTCCAGTTAGCTCTTGTTTGATACGCTCCGAATACTTCTTTGGGAATCTTGCTGCCATTGATCTAGACCAAAGACCTACATTCAATCGATCCCCATCCTTATGCTCTACAAGGTAGGCTTGAGCGTGTTCTTCCCACCAAATCATCTCTCTGACTTTGGCTTCCTCCAAGGCATGAAAAAATTCTTCATGTTCATCTCGCCAATTGCACAAAGTCCTGTAAGTAATGCCCAAAGCACCTGAAATCTGTTCTAGGGATTTACCCTTAGTTCCAAGCTCGATAGCCTTCTCACAAAAGGAAGGATCGTATTGCGTTGGTCTGCCTACAGGATTTGCTAATTCAGTCATTTTGGTTCTTCGGTAGTCTTTTCCGTATTCTCTACCAATTCTTGAGCTTTTGCATCAGCTTCAGCTTGCATGATTGCATGAGCTTGAGGAATAGCTTGAATTTTGATCTTATCAATGACAGGAGCAACTAAAGCGTATTCCCCTTTAGATAATGCTGCCAAAACAAACTCTACATCTTGAATCGTTAGGTCTTTTAAAGTAATGCTCATTTTCTTCCTTTCAACAGTTCCAGTTTTTTAATGATGCTTTAGCTCTTTCGGCAGGCCCTTTAGCTTTTCTGACAACTCCTTCCATCCTTGCACAAAAAGAGGCTTTTCTACCCTTGTCTTTTTCTGTCTTAGGATTTGGTGCAGGAGGCTTTAGATTGGCATTGTTCTTAGCGTTGTATTCAGCTCGACCTTTAGCTGTCATTCCAGCACCTTTTTCTGTAGGATTGTAGGTCTTGTCTTTTCCTGTCGTTTTACGAGGAATAGGTTTGTCATGTTTTTTGGTTGCCATATTATTTCTTCTTCGCTGTTTTAGCTGAAGCCTTAAAAGCTGCCGCTGTTGGAGCGCCTTTAGATCCTACCTTACGCATCCGTTCTACTGGTTTACCTTCCGCTTTCTGTTTTGCGATCCGTTCTTGCTTCGCATGAATATTTGCATACAAGCCAGTTTTAGCCATTTCTTGATCCTTTCGTCTGTGTTGCTTCCATATTTGGTCAAATATTACTGCTACGACAACTCCAAAAACAAAAATTGCAATGATTTCAAGCCATTCCATGAGTTTTCTCCTGTATAAAACAGACATCTTGCCAACTCATTACTAAATAACGCTCACCATCTTCTGTGTATTCAAAGTATTTCAGATATTCTTCAGTTCCCATAGTTCCATAGCGAACAAAATCACCAACAACTACAGGCATTTCCTGTCTGCGACCCTTGATGAGCTTACCTTCACCAACTGCTACGACAGTTCCCATATTAGGTTGCTCAGACATTACGACTTCAATAATGGAGCTTTTAAGCCTTTCTTGAGGCTTTACAACGATCTTATCTCCAAGAGGTTTAAGTTTCATCTTTAACCTTTCTTGGTCTGCCTTTTGGTTTAGGCGCTACATAGGAAGCATCTTCCATGAGCTTTTTGCGCTTTTCGATTGCGACAATC